ACAGGATTTGGTCGAGTCACTACCTGACCATCCGACTGAAGATGTCCCTCCTGGAACTCTCTGTTCGCTTCCTGCTCCTCCTTCGTGAACAGAACCTCGTCCCAGCTCCAAGTGTTTGGATCACGCGGAGACTCCCTCGGTATCCTGATTCTGAGCCTCAGCTTGTCTCCGTTTGCCAGCGTCTTCTGATATTTGACGTGCATGTCGTTTGACGAGAAGACCGGAGTGACAGAGACTCCGTCTTGCACGACCTCTCCCTCTTTCCGACTGATGACCTTCATCGCATGGCCTCCTGTTCTAAGATCCAGAGTTTCCACTTCCATTCTTGAATCCACTTGTTCGCGATCCTCCGATTGATGTAGCCTCGGTCCCGCATCATTCGGAGCCTTGCGATGTATCGCCGAACTCCCGGTCTGAGATCCGTCATCACCTCACCATCCTTCTCCGATCGTCATGATCGACGGTCCGTGCTCTTTCCGATATTCCGACGCGTTGACGAATCCGATCTTCCCCGTCTTCTTGTCTGCCACGATGTAGAATGCCATGTCGTAGAGATCTCCCAGCGTCGGCTGCCTCCGATCCACGTATTCTGTACACTTAACGACAGGAAACGGAATCGCCTTGTCGAAGATTCGACACCTGGAGACCTCTTGCAGCGGAGAGACCCCGTTCGCTGTCTTCGAGTTCCTGCAAGTCACGCAGAGTGATTCTTTGCTCATGCTTTCTCCCGTCTATCGGAATCTGCGCCTCAGGAACTTCTGGGCATTCCGAACCAGTTGAGCGGTCTCTTCGTCTACTGCTCCAGAGACAAGGAGCACCGCGCCCTCTACCTTGATGTACGTCTTGATTCTGACATCTTTCCGAGCTATGTCGAATTTCGCCAAGAGAGACTCCAGGAAGAGTCTCACGCTTCGGTCTTTGTCTATGATCATCGATGTTCCTCCAACCTCAGAGACCTCTCGAGCTTCCCACATGGGGCAGGGAGGGTGATCTCTGAGAAATTTTCTGGATATTTTCTAACGAGGCAGATGTCGTCAGGGACTCCGTCTCCTCGATCCAAAAACGGTCGCGATTCGGTGATCGTCGGAGAGAATCGGAGAGATGAGAGACATCGGAGAGTCTGAGAGACTGAGAGAGTCTCTGAGTCTCCTCTTGTCTCCTCCTATCGTTGATACTGATGAGAGGATGAGATGGAGAGCCAGAGAGAACTCTCAGAATCTCTCTGCATCAGAGACTCTGAGAGTCTTCGCAGGGGAGATCAAAGAAGAGACTGAGGAGATCTTCCTCGGAGCGAGAGAATCTTTCTCTCTGAGACGAGGAGAATCTTCCTCCGAAGAGAACAGGACGAGGAAGAGCGAGAGAGATCGGAGAGAGTCAGATGATCTTCAGCAGAGATTGCGTAGCGCAGAAAGACGACAAGTTTAGCCTTAGATCGGGCCGAACAGCGGAAGTCGTTGCAAGTTCTTCCTAGAGACGACCTTTTGCCGAATCTCTGAGGGCGCTGCCAGTGGACGATCATCAGAGAGAACAGAGAGCAGAGAGCTCTAGAACAGAACAGATTGATCCGCTCTCTATGAGCCATGTGTCTGACCTGCTATACATGAATGCTTTTAGCCTCTTTCTCCTTGTCTTCTAGGATCACTCCTTCCAGCTTCCTATACAGAGTAAGGACTAGATTGGAGAGAGGGGAAGGCCGTGGATGAGTCTGATCGAAGGTCTTCGGAAAGAAGACTCTCATCCAGAGAGCAGAATAGACGTCAGAAGAGACGAGGACGAAGTCGGCGAACTGGTATGCCGAGAGAGGAGGAAGATGCTTCGTCTCCTTGATCTGGACGCCAGAGAGAGCGCGGAAGCTGTCTTTCACTGGATCATCTCCTTCCGTTCTTCCGGGAAGTGGACTGTCTTCATGTGGTTTTCAAACTCTTCTGGAGTCTGGGGCAGTTTCAAGACTTCCGATCCTTTCAGCCCACGGAGAGCGGTGCAGAATCGGCATCCAAGTCCACTGGATCCAGAGGTCGTGTTGATCTGGACAGGTTCTCTCCAATCGATCCAGGGATAGAGCAGTTCCAGCTCCCTCTCTCTGATCATCACTTGTCCTCGTCTATCTCAATGTCCATCAGATTCCGCTCCGCGTCCTCTCCCAGATTTTCTTCTATCTCTTGACGAAGCTTTTCTTCGGCATTCTTCTCATTCGTAGCTTGAACATGGATCTCCGTAGTGAAGGAGACTGTCCACCACTTCTTCTTCATGGCTTCCTCCGAACAGAGATCTTCAGCATCCCTGTGGAGAACTCGGCTTCTGCGGCCAGCTTGGACTCGACATCTGGGACGCCGCTCTTCAAGTTCTCCAAGATCTCCCTTTCGAAGTGATCTTCTGGAGATAGATAGAAGTCGTAGCCGTGTCCATTCGGGAACTTGTCCACCTTCATGGCTTTCTCCTCTTCTGCATCCCGACCGGGAAGCTGTGGATGTCGATCTGGGGATCCATCCGCTTGAAGAGCTCAGTGATGTGAATGGATCCCTTGCAACGATGAAGATCCGGAGAGGACATCGAGGACAAGACTACTGTCCACTCATCGCAGAGGGGAGATAGGAGGAACTGAGTGTGGCGTTCCGGGATCCTCACCTGTCCACAAAACGCGATTGCGCCTGCCAGATCTGGGAATCCTCGCATGGCGAGAAAATCGCATTGTGAGCAAGTGATACCGAGGAAATATTCTGGGATCAAGGTCTCACCTCTTCCGTCCTGACGCTACATGAGCCGTCCGTCCATCGGCATTCCCACGAGAAGAATTGTTCTCGCACCATCGCAGAGTCCTTGAGAACATGGAGCTGGAGATAGACCGGGTCTCCAGGCTGAGACATCGCGCACTTCTTGATCTCGCTAGAGTATCTTCCCAACCAGAATCTGTGCATCTTTCCATCCTCTGTTTGGACGGACAGTTCGCAAGCTTCCAGCTCGGTGACCACAGTGGTCGTGACAGAGCCCGATCCGACGAGAGCTCCCACGATAGCTCCTTTCATCCCAGCGACCATCCCGCCGACGATAGCTCCTGCGACCGGATGGTCGTTGTCCCGTACGACAGTCTCATTGGACTGGAGAATTCGGACCTGCGTCACCTTGCCCGGAATTTCTGAGTAGCTCCAGTGAGGCGTGTCGCATCCTATCAACACGAACAGCAAAATCCAAACGTACTTTCTCATCGCTTCCTCCTCTTCTTCCTTGCGGGTTTCTTGGCGTCCACGAGATCAAGGAGCTCCGTAATCTCCCTTTGAACTTCGTAGATCTTCTGCTGGAGAATCATCAGGTGACTGCGAAGAACGACTCTGGATTCCGTGACCAGCGGCAGACCGTGAGCATTGATCAGATCGTCAATTGCTTCGTAAGGGACCTGCATTGTGACGATCCTTCTCTTCTTGTCCATCTTGAAAGCCGTTCCGATAGGAAGATCCTTGATGCGAGTGCTCGGCGGAAGGAGAAGATCATGCTTGATGTCCTTTGCATGAAACGTTCCCTGATAGACATCCACCCTGCATCCCAGACGCCGAAGAGCTTCAATGGCAGACTGGACGAAGATAGCAGGCTTCTCCGTCCTGACAATCACTCTCTTCCTTTTCATGACTTCCTCCCTTCCAGAATCCGGACAGGTTTTCCATTTATGATCCTGTACCTCTTTCCGTTCCACTCAAACGGAAAGCTCCACTTGACACTCGACGGGTGTTCATTGAACCATCTCTTTCCACACCATCGGCAGATGTATTCGGTATCCCATGCGTCGCCGACCCATCGCAGACTCCAATGAGGGCATAGCTTCTCAAAGAAGTCTTTGGGCCGCTTCTCGTTCCACTTCAAGAGCCAGTGAACGAGAAACAAGACCACGAGGACAGTGAGGAATCCAGTGACCGCTGACCAGACAGCAAAGAGCGGATCGTTTGTGAGAGCCGTGAAGATCAGCATGAGGAAAGAACCGAATCCGCCAGCCGTGATCGCTCTCATCCATTCTGAGGAGTTCATTTTTCACCACCTTCTGGAACGAATGGCTTGCCACTCGTAGATCCCGGGAATTTCATCATCTCGGGATGTCGCCTTGCGAAGTCTCGGAAGTTCATGATCGTCGAGACCAGCTTCGTCTTCTGGTACTCCGTCGCGTCACCCTCTTCACAGAGAACTTCGTAGAAACGAAGCAAGGTAACAGCGAGCCTATCCCGAGCTCGGAGGATGAAGATGGGCTCGTCGTCGGGGATGGGTTCATCCGTTTCCCGCTTGACGAGCTGATCGCCTTTGATCTTGAACTTGTTGCAGAAGATGTCGTGCATCACTTCCTCCTTTTCTCCAGAGTACGTACTTTCTTGTCCAGGTCATGGAGCTTCCCATAGATATGGAAGAGCCGAATGTGGAGAGACTGTAGAGCCACAAAGATCTGGATGATGGTCAGCTCTCTGGGAAACCTTTTGACCTTCTTAATTTTCTTCTTCTTCATAGTCTTCCTCCTGATCGTCTTCCGTGTCTACTTCCTTCCAGCCCTGCTCCAGAAGGAGGCCTTCCAGATGGTCGTGGATCCGGAGGAAGGTACGGATGGAATTGATCTCCTGTCCCTGAAAAATACTGTTCCGCAGGAGCTTCAATAAAGCTACCGCATCACTGAGCTTGAAGTGAAGCAGAACGTCGTTAGCAGGCTCGTTCTCCTTCACGATAGTGAGATGGTAGAAGGACTCTGGCAGATACATCAGGTAGGGAGCGAACCTTCCAAGCGCGACCCTTCTCGCCTTGCTGTTCTCCCTGGAAGTCCGGAACCGCCGACACTTGCACTTCGGGGCAGTACATCGCCCTCGGCAAGCTTCTCCAGTGTGATGCTTGGAGTGATGCTTGGAGTGATGGCCGCACTCACAGATGTGCGATGGCAGAGTCAGTTCGCTCGTCATTTTGTCCTCTCTTTCAGATCCTTCATCCCTAGGGGATGCATGGTCATGGATACCACCTTCTCGGCGAAACGACGAGACACTTCCGCTGTAAGATACATCAGCTCCTCGACGGAACCATCGCCTGCGTCACAGATGATGCGATCCGCAGACTCGACTGCCTGCTGGATGGCACGCTGACGGACTCTTTCGTTGTACTGCCCCGGATAGTCTTCCTCATCCGAGATGGTGTCCACAGCATGGACTTGCTTCTGATGGATAGGGCATTTCTCCGGGCTGCATTCTCCATTCTGGAGATGGATCCGGCAGTCACACCGATAGCGTACGATGCGGATCATGGCATCAACCTTTCTTCGCCGACTTCTTCCGTGGCATCTGGGATTTCGTCCTTGTTGTCTTCTTCCTCTTCGTCCTCCACTCGCTTCTTCTGCGACGTGAAGGCTTTGGTGAAGAAGGACAGGCGATCGTGGAAGCGGACAGCTCTCCGGACGTTGGAGAAACCGACGTCTCCGCTCGTGGAAATGTTCTCCAAGAGCATCAAGACTTCCTCAACCTCGACCGCGCTGAAGAAGGCCAGCATCGCATCGTGCGGGATCGGGACGCCAGCCAGAGTAAACTGTTCGTCTTCTGACAGGACAGTTAGGTCGCTAGATTTGAGGTCTTCGAGTTCCTTCGCGTGCTCCTTCTTCAGTTTGTCCAAGGCTCTAGCTCTGACGAGCCTGTCTTCATCTTTGAGAATCTTGAAATAGGTGATGAACTTATCAACGTCATCACCTATCTGGAACCGACGGTTCAGGCGATCAAATTTCGCCGCCTTTCCCCGCAGTTCTTTGAGCTCTGCCACTTTAATTCTCTCTGTGATTCTCTTCATGCTTCTTCTCCTTTGGAAGAATGGATGTCTTGATGACTTTCCACATTCGGATTAGAACGAGCAGATAGGCCAGACCCGACGCGTACATCATGAGCCCGATTTCCCGTGATGGCGAACGAGCCTGGAAGTCCCACAATTGAGCGAAGATCGAGGCGAGCGCACATAGCGCGATCAGACAGAGAAGCCATTCCACGATCTTACGGAAGCGTGACATCGGCTTCATCGCTAGCTCCGTTTGGAGCGTTTCTGGATCTTGGCGATGACCCTCGCCAATTTGAAATGCTGCGAGACGATCTTCGCGAGCAGGATGGTCAGGCGATTGAGAATGTCCTGCTGAGTGTTACGACTTCGCAGGAACTCCGCGTGAAGGTCTGTCAGCCTTTCCCATCCCATGACAGATTGGACTGCGAAGTGCGCGAGAAGAGGGTCCGTCATTAGCTGCGCCGAGAAGTTCACAGCGTCGGTGCGATCGGAGCAGGTGAGAACGATCACCTTTCCAAACTTCGGATGGTTCGTGCAGACATCATACGTTCTCTTCGGTTCGACCTTCTTCGACTTTTGGCTGCTCTGTCTTTTCTTCATGCTGTTCTCCTTTGTCATCTAAGGCTTTTTCGATCTCCGGCCCGAGCTTGTCAGCGACATCGCCCAGTCCGATCGTCGTGGTCGAAACTCTGCCGATCGTCTTTGTAGAGGTCTCTGAGGTCAGACCAATTTTTGCGTCAGCGGCGGCATCCAACCTTCCAGTCTTGTGGATCTGTTCAATCATTGGAGTCCAGACCTGACCCGTTCGCCGAAGCTCGGAGATCACAATCTGAGCGCAACCTTTCCCATTGTCTCTGTCGTACAGATGTTCCTCGATGGAAGACAGATCTCCCTCTAGATCCAGTTTCATGACTCGTCCAAAGAGATAATCGAAGTAGCCGCCTTCTTGCTCGTCAAGAAATTTCTTGGCTTCTTCGAGGCTCATTGGCTTCGGTTTGTATTGCATAAAGCCCATCCCTTGAGGACGAGCAGCATTGTAGAGCGCCGCGAGAACAGCGCCCTTTTCGAGACCAGTGATGTCTATCATTTTCTTTAGTGTCCTTTCGGTAGATTCTGTACGATGGAAATTGCCCAGAAACAGATGACGAGGATGGAGCCTGCGACCACGCCAAGGAGAAAAGCTGATTTTCGTTCCATGTGGTAATCGTCAAAGGCTTTCGCTTCCATGAGAACGAAAGGCCTCCCAGCTTCCAACCAGTCTGGCATGTCATCCTTTACATACCTGATGATCAGCTTGTCGTCATAGCAATCCGCTTCCAGGATCTTCAACGTCTTCGGCGCAGAACTAAAAAAGCGGAGTAGCATTTTCTTCCTCTTTCGTCCGACGTTGCGGAGGGGTAGAATCTTTCAATGTTTGTGTGATGTTGACGCAGCGTGCTCTTTCTACCATGCTGATCTCGTAGAGCTCAAATTCGTTCTTCCACGCCGGATGACGAAGGCCGAACTTGTCTCCGTGATAAGACTCCAAGACTCCCGACCATGTCGTAAACAGACGGTAGTAGGGTTTGAGGCCTCTTGGGAAAAATCGAGCGAGCCAGACTAGCATCTTTGGCTTCTTAGTGACGACGCTTTCCTCTTTTCGGGTTTTCTTCTTCACGTGGATCTCCTATCCTGCGAAATTCCATTGTGTAGCCGCTCGGAGTCTCAGAGGGGATGATGAAGGCGATTACATCCTTTGGGAACGCGGGACAAGCTGCGATCCTCACCTCTCGGATGTTGGTGACCTCAGAGAATATAGCGCTCGCCATCTCTTCAGCCTTCTCCCGAAGCCAGCGTTCCAGACCTTCCGGAGTGAGGGGCTTCGCAATGTGCTGCGTCTTGCCCCGATCTGGAGGGATGAAGATAGTGCGGCTCATTTCTTCGTCCCACGTTTCTTGCCAGTCCCAAGACTCCCATACGGCGCGAATCCTCGCTGTCCTGCCTTGCGTCCAACGCGATTCTCTGGATGATCTGGGATCGGCTTGTTCTCGAGAGGGGCTGGCATTACTCTAGCCTCTCCGTCTGATGTGAGGGTGTAGATGAGATCGGATGGATGATGGCTCCGTGTCACAATGACTATCTTCTCCGCTTGCCGCATGTTCGGAAAGATGGTGTGGAGCAGCCTTCTCACATACTGGAAGAGAAGATCGTTCTGTGCCAAAGCCTTCTCATCGAGGGCGATTTGCTGCGTCTCTCTAACGAGTTCTTCTGCCATTGTCTTGTCCTCTGTTCTTTCTGAGATGGATGGTTTCTGGGCGGGACGGTACAAAGCGGTCTAGCAGCGGGGATCGTGCGTCTACGGGCTCCCCTCCGCGTTTAACAGGCACTCTAGGGGTCGGAATGGAGGCTCTTTATCGCTTTGGCTTCTTCTTTCCTTTCCTGGACTCTCGCACTTGCCTGTCTTCGCTTTCGTTGTAGTGACCATGGACAGCACGGCGTCCCTTTGTAACGATGTCTCCGCGATCCATGCTCTTCTGATCTCGCACACGATCAGGAGTCAGCATCGCGTCCCGCTTGTGGTGTAGTCCAGGTTTGCGAGAGATAAGTGTCGCAGCCTCGCGCTTAATCCCAGATGCCACATCACGAGGATCGAAGGGGTACGCGGTCTTTCGTCCGCTTGTGCTGGAAGGAACGGATGTCCCACCACGGACGTCTCCCTTTGGAGATCCTCCAGCATCTGGAGCCAGACTTGTCCCGCCTCCTTGCGGGAGCATTCCCTTATCTGCCCCTCCACCATCTGCTCCCTTCTCTGGAGCTTGCTGACCCTTCAGGATCTGAGCGTATGCAGCATTGACCATCAGCTCCTTCTGAGCGTCTTCTTCCGCGATCTGTTTCTGCTCTTCCTCGTACTCGTAGGACGTGATGCTCAGCTCCCGAGCCGCCATTGTGGAGGCACGACGGTGGGAGATATGGCTCATAGACTCCTCGAACGCGATGTCCTTGAGCTTCTCGCTCCGGTTCTCTTCGGCGATAGCTGGATACGTGATCTCGACCTTGACCTCCAGCTTGTCCGGAAGCTTCTTCATTTCCTTGGCACGTTGGAAGACGCGCTCACAGTCCTGCTGGAAGAAGCATTCCATGATGTCCTGATAGTCTTCAAAGGTCTTGATATCCGGTTCCGTACCGACAAGAGCTCCCGCCTTCGTTCCAGAGGAGGGGAGACCGAGATACTCTTGAGAAATGCCAGCACCGACCGCGGTGATGACCATCAGCATGTCCCAGTCCGCCGTGACATCACCAGCTCCGACTTCAGCTCGGATGCCTTGGAGCTCAGCCGCCTTGTTATGGATGAAGAACGATCCCGGAGTCGGCGGAGTGGAGAATTGCGCTCGAGCCGTAGTGACTTCGGTTTCCCCGCCTTCCACGGACACGTCCAGGACGAACAGGTTCGCCATCTTGTTTCGGATGACGCGGTCTGTGGCAAACTCCTTCACTCGCTTCAGCCAGCCAAGGACTGCAAAGATCTCGCTTCGCCCTCGGACTTCGCCTGCGACCGTGTTGATCTTCATGTGGTAGAAATGGAGCGATGGAACTTGCCGGATGATGTACTTGATCGTTGGAATCGGCAGGTCTACGAACCATTGATACCGAGTGGGATACTGCTGATGGAGGTAGAAAATGTTCTCGCAGTCATCCGGGTCAGTGACGACCTCCCAGACAGTGGAGGGGTCGATCTGCCTGACCTTCAATCCCCACGGAGCTTCGAAGTAGCGGGGAAACTGCTCGCCGAAGATCACGAGGTCGCGCAGAATCTGCTTCGACCGGATGACCATGCTGTTTCTGCGCCAGTGTTCGTCGAGGATCCCTTGCGCCTGCTCACGATAGTCCAAGACCTCATCCATCTTCTCGCCTGTCTGCTCATCGGGAACCGTCTTTCCGGTCGCGAGCTCTGCAGAAATGACGGTAGCCTCGACACCCTTTCCAAGGACGAACTGAGGGATGATCTTGCAGATGCGCTTCGCGATTGGATTGTGCGTCCATGCTTCGAACGCTTTGGAGTGCATGTCCAAATAATCGAACCAGTAGAGCTGTTTGCTGTACGGGCCTGACATGAGAGGAAGGAAGTCCATCTCCCTCCCGACTCCTGAGACATCTGTGACGACGCCAGCGTTCGCAGCGGCATCATCCAGAGCGAAGCGATCTTGTCCACTATCGAAACTGATCCCGGACTCTTTGATTCCCTTGGACTCCTTCAGATGCTTGAAGTCCTTGGACTCCTTCAGCCTGTTGAGGAGTGCGACGTCAACCTGCCGGAAGGTACGGACGAGCCTCGGATCGAGCCTGATACCGATCGGGGTCGCGCTCTCTTCTGCGCCGAGGACAGTCTTCTTGGCGAGAGACACGACGTTTCGCATGACAAGCGAAGACTCTCGCAGACGACGATAGTGATTGCTGTGCATGTACTCCGCGATGGTTGGAAAGTGAGCTTCGCGGAACTTGCCCTGCTTCATCTCGTTCATCGTCGAGGTGATCAGCTTGGCATCAATGTCCACGACGACGGCTTCACGGAGATACTTGATGTGAGTCCCCTGAGCAGATTCATCGATCTTGCCGAGCGCGGTGACTTCCGCCTGCGTTGGTGGGTCAATGAGTCCAGGAATGACAGCGAGCGCAGGTTTGATGCGACGCTTGTACTCCTCGATGGAGAAAGAGGATTCCTCCACTGTCAGGAGAGGAGCTTCCTCGTCCAGATAATCGCCGCCTGTATTGAATCGGTCAACGATGTCCCTCGGCTTCTTCGCCTTCGCGGAAATCGTGCGAAAGGGAAGAGCCTGATGCAGCGAAGGGGGAGCATTCGTCGGGTTCACTATGTTCGTCGAGCTCATGCGGTCTCCCTATCCACTGAATTTCTTGTGGGCCTTCTTTCGGATCTTCTTTGCGACATCTGGACGACCTTCACCGTGATGCTTCTGCGCGATCTTCAGCATTCCCGCTTTCTTGTGCTGTTTGGTAAGTTCTTCTTCGGCTTCGTTGGATTCCCGGAGGCGTCGGCCTTCTCTGACTTCTCGCTTCGCAGCTTCACGGACTCGCCTCACAGAAGTGAGTTCTTGCTGTTGGAAAAATGTCGTGCCCCGATAGCTCATTCTGGCTCCTTTGCTTTGCCTGAGATTCGGTCGAGGATCTGGCGTGCTTTCCCTTGATTCTTGAGCGCTCGCTCCAGGTCTTCGCTGAGGTATGCCGCGTTCGCTGCCTTCATTGCGGAACGAGCCATCGTGAGGCGGAACTTGTTTGGAAGGGACAGGCTCTTCTCCTGTTCGGCGACAGTGTTGATGTCACTCTTTATAGAGTTCGCCTGACTCCAGAATTGCGTCTCCATCTGACCGCGAGGACGCTTCTCCTCGTCGTCGGGACTTTGCTGATGTTGTCCCCACTTCATGCCCTTGACGCCCTTCTCTTTCATCGCCTCTCTGAGAGCGCGAACAGAAGAGAGTTCCGCATTCTTAGGAAGAGTCTGTACACCACGATACGCCATGGATCCTCCACCTAATAGTTACTGCCTCAATAGGGCGACTTGAAGACGTCGAACGGATCACCTGAGCGTGAGCCTGCTCTGCCAAGCTGCGCGATCGCGAATCCGGGAGCTCGAGTAGCGACCAGCTTCTGACCTTGGATGTCTTCGTTCATGCACATGTGAACGACGCCGACGACAGCGTCCACCGTGTCGTCGTGGTCACCAAACGGGAAATCGCCAGCTTCGGCGACGAACCTGCGAAGAGTCGGATGGACAACGAGGACACCGTTCTCCAGGATTCCGCGCAGACGCACTCGTCCAGTCTCAAAATGTGGGGTCGTGATCTGAGCACGAAAGACTTTGTCTCCAGGAAATTTGACCGGATAGGTTGGAACATCCTTCTCCCACGCTGCCTGACCGAGAGCCCACTGGTAGGCGTAGTCCTCGATTCCGACCTTCCATGACTTCCAGAACTTGTGCTCTCGAATGATCGCTTTGACCTGCTCAGGAAATGGAATCTGGGCGCGATAGATGTCGAGCAGGTAGATGAGAGAGGCGACCCGAGCAGCCGTTGCGATGACGAACCAGTCTGCTCGCACCGTCCCATCGGGGTTCATTTTCACTCCGGGGTCTTTCTCGCTCTTGATGGCGAGGTCTGCGAACTGAACTGGTCTGAGAGTGATCATCTAATTCTTGTTCTTCCTCCACCGGATTGCCCGATCGTCAATGTAGAATTCTGCCGGAGGCTTCACGTTTGTCACAGCATCCACTTGGAAACCATTGTTCCGGAGCCACGCTCCAAGATGAGAATGGAGTTCCTTTGGGCGAGCAGTCAACACGACGACGCGGTATCCTTTTGCCTTCAGATTTCTGACGAGAGTGACGCCAGCCTTCAGCGGCTTCCCGACCTTCGTGATAGGCCATCCCTCTTCGTGGTATGCAAGGACTCCGTCGAAGTCCACGCAAGCGGTCTTCTGCTTCGGCTGGACGAGACTCTTCGCCTCTGAAATATGCCCGAGCTTCTTCATCGCACCGAGTCGGAAAGAGCCTAGACCCTTGCGGTAGTAGACTGCCTCTTTTCCGTTCCGTCTGTCAAATATGATGGTGTGCGCTACTAGTCCGCCTCTCTTCGCCGCTTGTAGCTTCGACCTGAGCGAAGTGGGATGCATCGTCACCTTGTCATTCTTGCCAGCGACGATGGTCTTGACTTCGACGACATGCTTCCCGACCCGGACGTCGAACGAGTCTTGATGACTCTCACTGACTTCTCCGCCGAGGGCTTCTGCGACGAGGCGCTCGTTCTCTTTCGTCAGGTCATATTTCTTCTTTGTGTGCGGAATATGACTGCTCTTTGCAAGGCGAACTCTGACCGACCGTTCTCTCGCGGCTTCATTGAGAACACGATCGGCTTCCTTTCCTCGGAAGACTGTCTGTGGAGGCTGTGACTCCAGAAGCCGCTGTTCGTAGAGCTCATCACGATCGGAGCCGAGACCGTTCATCGGAGGACCTCCAGAATTGCAGGAATGCTGGATTTCTTGGCCGGAAAATGAAAGACCGACGGCCAGCCGAGGCGTCTGATCCTTCTGTTTCTCCTTCGATCCTTAGCCTTGTTCAGATGCCACGGCATTCCGTCTATCTCGATTGCTATTCTCCTCTGTGGGAAAGCGATGTCCACAAAAAGACGACCGACCCGATAGTTCAAGCGGATTCCTTTAATTCCACGACGACAGAGAGAACGGAAGATAGACACTTGGACACGGGAAGTTTTGCGACGCACATTTTCACGCAGCGTCTCAGACATCCGGTCAACGAATGACTTGTTTCTCCATTTCTTCTTAGAAGCTTTGGAGTAGTTCTCGACGTCGGTATTTCTAGCTCTCGAAGAAGTCCAATTTTCTCTGTAGTCCCCTGTCTGCCATAGACGACGCCTGCTTCTGGACATTTTTGCTATGGCCTGGAGAGAATGCTTCTTTCCTTTCATTCCACCAGAAGAAAGACGGCTTCTCTTCAAAGGGTCTTCCCACGCTCTCTCCATCGAGCGACTTTGGGACTCACAGTGCTGTTGAGACCTAGCATAAATTCCGCTCGGCATCACTGTGCTCCTTCCAAATAGACGTACCCATCTTCAGGGTTAAAATACAATTGGTTTGTGTCAAAGAAGGAGAACCACGAGCGATTGAAGATCGCGCCCTCTGCTGCTGAGATCTCGTTCTGCTTCTCCCTATCAAAATAGATAGAGCCTTGAGCCGCTCGGTCGAGCAGAAGCTCTTTGATTCCCCATCCGAACAGAACAGGCTTTCCACTGTCCGGATCTACGACTGCTCTGCCGTCATTGTCCACGAGAGGAGTACTCGGCCACAGAACTTTGTAGTCATCGGTGAGCAGCTTGACGTCCACGACCTTTTCTTCACTGCGAAGCTGATTTGGATGGTCTATGATGCGATCGCTGTCAGTGATGTACTGCCATCCCTGCTTCATCTGTCCGGGCTTCTCTGGGTCGGGGATCATCGGATATTTGATGATGGCGCGTTCAGCATTCGTTTTCCAGAGCGGAGACTGGATCAAAGTATTGTAGAGGTCACGACGATTCTTGCGCGTACCGACCATCGTGTACTTCGTGTAGGACTCACGGAGGTTCCAGACTGTTCCCCAGAACCAGTTCTCGATGGCGTCCATGCGTTCAACGTTCTTCGTGTTCTCGTCGTCCAGAATGTCATCGCCACCGACTCTGTGGAAGTGGCCTCCGGTGATGGCTCCAAGGACGCCGACCTTTTCGTAGGTGTAGTCCTTTTCTAGAGAATCCGTTCCAGTTCGTTTGCAGCGAAAATATCCCTTCAACCACTCTCTCATGTCCCGAATGTCGCCGAAGTCCCTTGCGAGCCAGACGTTATCTTCAATCGTCTGACGAACCTGACCGCCATACTTGCTCGCCTGCTCATCCGTCTTAGCAATTTGAAGGAAGCGTGCATCCACAGACTTGAGACCGCTGCGGATGAAGGACGCGTAGATTTCGTAGAGAGGCAGACCATAGGAAAAGATCCACGACTTCCCGTGGTCCCGAGGGGCAAGCTCCAAGAGATATTTGATCATCCAGAGGAGAATCCAGTTCCTCTGGTGCTCTGGCAGTTTGAACCCGAGGTAGTAGAGAAGAAAAAACTCGGGCGATTTCAAAGTGAGTGCGAATCTGAAGTCAGGCGACAGATATTCTTGAATCAGCGATCGGACTCCATTGACACCCTTCGCTGCATTAAGCTTCTGTGCCAGTCTCTCCGGGTTGACTTTCGTGTACTTCTTTGCTCGCACGAGATGGAAGTCCCTTCTTAGGTTCCGGCGTCACATCTATAACCTGTCCCTGAGCTCTGCTGACCAGCGCATTGACGAACTGGAGGATCATCTCTGGGCCGACGCCGTGCTGCGTGATGTCCGCAATGACGCGGGACTCCACGACCCCTCCGACCTCTGACTTGGACGCGATGTTCGTCTTGTACTTTCCACGCCCTTTGAGGAAATCCTTCGCTGCGTCGTAGGCAAAGTAGATGTCTGGCGACTGCATAGCGTCCTCCACGACACGGACGGCGCGAGGATACAGAGCGTCCAATTGCTTTTCCGTAAGACCAGACCGCTTCTTTGCGTAGTTCAGATAATAGTTTCGGAAGAGTGGATGGGCACGTCTCCAACGGTAGAAACTGTGCGGAGTGACATGGACGAGCTCGCAGGCTTCCGTGACAGGGACGCCGTCCACGATGAGGCGAGCCAGCCTCTTCTGCTTCTTCGTGATCTTATTGTAGCCTCGTGGAAGATCCCCTGTAGATACACGGATCTCATATCTCTGTGTCCGGGTCAGCCCTTTGTCCAGGCCTCTGCGCTTCATCTCATCTTTCGCTAGTCTAGGAAATCTATGGATGCCGTCAGCGCAGAGCACGAGCTAGTTCCTCCCCTTAGATTTACTCTTCTTAGCCTTCTTGGACTCTGCATTCTGACTCGCTTTCACGGCGGACTGGAGCTCCGACTGGATGGTCGAGTAGTTCCGCGCCATAATCATAAAGGCAGCGCAGATGAGCTGACCGACGATATGGCTCGGGCGCATAGCGACCTTCTGACCAGTCTCTTTCATCGCCGCAGCGTAGCCGACGTCGAAATTTCCACTCGCATCCTCGTCGCAGTAGACCGTCAGACGAGTGGCAGTCTTCGTCGTTTTCGGTTCCTTGCTATCTGGTTCAGTCATGAACTTGCTCCTAGCTGACTTTCTGGAATAGCTCCTTCAGGCGTCAGAATTACTTTGTACTCGATCTGGAGGAGCGAGAGCTGACGATCCATCCGATCGGTTATCTTGTTCATGAAGTCGGTGGGATCGATGAGACCCTTTTCGGCTAGGAGCTCTAGGATGCACATGATCTCGCAGCGCATGACCGCCTTGCCAGTCCAAGAGTCCAAGACTTCGCCGATGATGCCTTCCTTCGAACGTGACGCAAGGAAATTCGCCAGATGGTCAAACCTCTTCACCTGTGCGATGTATTTCGCCTTGGAATCGTCACTCGCCTGCGCCATCCTATCGAACTGTTCCGTGTCGCCCGGAACGTACATGTCCGCTCCATGACTACTGTCAGCCATCGCTTTTCCTCCTATGAACTAGCAGCCAAGCATTCCAGAGATCCTCGAAGAACGAGAGCTCTACGGTCACAAGACCCGAAGCGAAGTCCCGAAGCTTGATCTTCTTAAGGTCTTTCTTCTTGGTGAAGCCGTGCTTCTTTGCCAGCTTCTTCTTCAGCTTTTCAAAACGAGCTCGGCCCTTTTTCGTCAGCGGAATCTTGCTGGCAAAGACGACGATCTCATCACCGACCGGAGCATATTTCAATTTCGTCTCTGCAAAGCTGGCATGGACGTTCAGAGACTTGCGCTTCTTGCATTCAACCTTGACCTTCTTCAAGAGTGGATAGCGACGGCGCATGTCCTTTGGGAAATACACATCAGTCGCCATCTTGCCGAAGCTCTCTGTCGTCCGATGACGACGCTTTCCGCCGAGAACTAAAGCGACCCGACGCTCCCAATTCTTCCACTTGCTCGTGTTCGCCACGACTCCTCCTAGACCTTCCAGCGTCTTCTGCTCTTCTTCCGCAGACGCAGCTTCTTCTTGCGATGCTTGCCGACTGCAACGTCCGCTTCCTTGATCTTGGACGACTCCTTGTTGAGCCGTTTCATGTGACGAAATATGACGCGGATCTCTTTCTTCGTGACGTCGTACCTATTTGAGAGCTGAGTACTCAGACGCCTAGATTCTTTGGACGTCGTGGAGCGGATAAGCGTGTCATAGATCGCCAGATTGCGCTGCGCTTCCTGGAGATCCTTGGTCGTCGGAACGCGGATGGTCGTCCCTCCAAAGACAGTCAGCAGCTTCTCTGTGACTTCTGCACCGAAGATTCTGTAGAATTCCCCGACGAGCGACTTGGGGTAGAGACGAGACAGCTTGTCCAGTAGAAGCCGCATTGACATGACGAGTTTTATTCTCCGGAGTCATCTTGGACAGGGCCGAACCTCATGGTTCGAAGACTAGACGCTTCTTCGCGAGCGTGCAATAGCTTCTCTCGCACCCTGACCAGAACTAGATCTAGGAAATACTGTGATTCCTTCTTCGAGAACCCGAACCGCCTCAGCCTGCTCGCCACACGATGACGGTTCTTGAAGAATTCGCCGCTGACGATGGACGCTGAGATGTAGTCGTAGGCTTTCTTCTGCTTCCGCTTTGCTGTTGGATCATCCCCGTTGGAGAAAGCCTTGTCGAAGAAAGAGGACAGAAGCTTGAGGATATAGCGTCGTTCAGGCGTGTCAAACGATGGGACAGTTCCTTCGGCCTCGCGCCGGATGTCGTCGTCAGAATCTATGCTCTGGTCAATGAACGTCAGCCTCTGGTTCTGCGTGATGCAAGTGTTACAGACGACCGACCAGAGAAATGCGAAAGCCGAGCCTCTCTTGTAACTGAACTTCGGGAGAGCCGTCAAGACCTTGAGGGCGCATTCTTGTCGCAAGTCATCACGATTGCTGTACATCCTCTTCCGAGATATGGCCGCATCGATCAAAGGGTAAGTACGTCTCATGATCTCGTCTCGGAGCTTTCTCCGCGGGTGTTTGACGTAGTGGGTCATCAATTCGGTGACCTTCCTATTGTCAAAGATCCGTTTCTTCTTCATGACATCTCCACTCGCGAGAAGCCTTTCTTCTTGATGACTGTCCACACCTTCCCGACGCGAGCCTTCAGCTCCCTTCGGTGAGAAATAACGAGAACGGTTCCTCTGAGCTCTGCCAGAATTCCAAGGACAGATTCCCGCCCTGTATCGTCCAGACCATCCAAGAGTTCGTCCACAAGCAAGAGATTGCAAGTCCGGGACAGCCAAGAAAAACAAAGAAGTATGCAGATGTCGATCCTTCGTCGTCCACCGGAAGACTCGCCAGCGTAAGATGCAGAACCCCTTTTCGCATCGTAATGGACATAGAATAGTTCACGCTCTTCACCTCTTTTTGTCTTCCGACTTGGGACGAACCGCAATTCCGCCGAGCCTTGAAATATGTCGTTCGAGTACTCTGCCAGCTTCGTGTTGAGCGCAGGAAGAGACTCTCGGATGACGAGGGACTTGACCCCGCGATTACCAAAGCCTTCTTCCCAGAAACGCAAGTCAGCGAGCCTTTTCTCTAGCTGCTCTTGCTGGTAGCTCAGGACGAGATGTCTAGAAATATGACGTGAGTACTGCCTCGTCAGATCTTCGATCTCTTCCCGAAATGGGGATCCGGAGGAGCGGAGTTTTCTCAGCTTCTCATGCACGAGGCTGACCCGCTCCCCCAGATCCTGTTTCTGCATGGATTGTGATTTTCCCTCTAGTTCTTGGGAACGATGCTTCTGTCGTAGTCGGTTTAGGTTCTTCCGACCATACGCAAGCCTCCTTTCGAGATCCGCGATCTTGTCACGCCATCCCGCGATCTTATTATGGGACGCACCCCGATCGCTTCGCACGTGATCGAGATAAGCCGATAGCGTCCTTTCCGTGATGATCCGACGACACGTCGGGCACGGCTTCCCTACCAGCTTCTCGCGATCGCGAATGCTCTCTTTCAACGCTCGCAGGTTCTTGTGTTCGAGCCTCACCCGCGATGTGAGCGCGGATATGCGCGAGACGAACTGCTCGACTCGCTCTTCCGCCTGCTCTAGCTCACCTTTTGGCAAGGCCGAGACCTTACGCTTGGCAAGCTTCACAAGAGACTTCTTTGCTTCCTCAAGCTCTCCAGTCAGCTCGTCAATCTGTCCTTGCCGAGACCTGCGAAATATACGCTCACTCTTCCGGAGCGACGCGATGTGGCTCCGCAGACCCTTAACCTTTTCGCTCTCTCCCGAGACCTCCAATTCGAGTGTATGCAGCCGTTCCTTCCCCTCTACTATTAGATTCTTTGCGCGACGGAGAGCCTCATCGAACTCACGGAAATGGAGGAACGACTCCAGAACCTTTTTCTGCTCGGAATCTGTGAGTGCTGCGAACGGTCGAGCTCCTCCAAAGATGACGGAGTTCGTGAAGGTCTGGTAGTCCACACCGATCACAGCTTCTAGCTTCTTCTGGGTCTCTTCGTCGTGACGAGCAGAGAGGAGAGCGTCTCCCCTCCAGAAATGGAGAGCATTCCCGCTCTTCCGATGACGACGATGCCTAACGACCCTGTATTTCTTTCCGCCTATAAGGAACGAGACAGAGACGGAGCAGTTTCTCTTCGCAAACCGATTGACGACGTGGTCGTGCTTCACTCCGCGAATCGTTCTCCCGAAGAGAGCCCAGACGAGAGCTTCGATGATCGCAGACTTTCCGGCCTTGTTACTATCGGCGTCAGGTTCGTCCAAATTCTTCCCTTCCACTCGGACGATGCCCTGCCCAGACAAGGAGAGCACCTGCTTCTCCCCAAAGCTGAGAAAATTGTTGATCTCTAGTCTGCGGAACTCGATCATTTAGTCCTCGTCGAACGCTTCGTCCAATTCAGCTCTCTCCTCAATCTGGTCTTGCAGGATGTCTTCGACCCGCTTCATTCGCTTTTCCATTGACAGATCTTCCGACTTCCGAAAGGGATTTCTCTTCCCAATCGCCTTGCAGACCTTGTCCATTTCAGTTAGGTTGTACTCATGGGTCTTTTCGAAACAGACCTTGTGACCTCTCTGAAGGAGCTTCTGTGCTGTAAGAACGCGATGCTGATCTACTTCGACGTACGTCTGCGTCTGTTCCAGAGAGTAGGCTCTGCCGAAAAACACTTTGGAAACTTTCGGCCAGTATTTTTCCGCTCGTGCCCACAGAACGGACTTGTTATGTGCTCCGAGTTTATACAGAACTCCGGCAAGAGCCTTGAGCGGACTCAGTTTCTTGTCCTTCCAATTGATGTTCTCTCTTCCCTTTTCACTTCCCATGTTACCCTCCGTAGAGATTCGTTCCTAGAGATATGAGACGGCTTTTTCGCCGCTCACTGTCAACCTTTGACGTGACGTAGCGAGATATGACTTCAACTGCCGTCATCGTCTTAAGAGCAGGCTCGTCTGTTCCTTCCTCTTCTCCTTCGTGATGGATCTGGCATTGAAATTTTCCAGCCTCAGCCAGTTCTTCGACATCGCCGTCGTCCACATCCGGCCCGACTGTGAACCGAACATAGTGCCCGGAGAGCGAGCAGTGACCCTTGGAAATATCGCGCTTCAGTTCAGTGAGCTTCTCCTCATCCAATGTGACCCGTTTGAACATCGGCAGGTTCGTGTAGATCTTGCGAAGCCTGACTTTGTCGGCCAGAGAAATGTCCCAGAGGCACGGCCGATGGTTCTCACCAAAAGTGTGCTGGAGCGGACTTCCCATGTAGAGCACATTCTTCCGCAAGAACTGCGACGTGTGAAAGTCGCTCAGGAGGACGAGTCTCCATCTTTTGGGGTAGAGATCAGCGAGCTTGACGGGGCATCGAAGCAGATAGTCTCTTGGCCCGACATGGCCTCCCTGAACCGCGCTATGCAGAACGAGAACTGAAGGGCTTCTCGGGCGAGCTTTCTGAAGGCGCGACTTGAACGCGTCAGAATCCGGCTCATACGGAAAAACGAAGACGCGATCCCATACGATCTCAGGCGTCTCGACAATGCGGGCCACTTTGCGAAACGGTCGGAGAGAGTGAAGAAGACGCGCGGTGGAAGCCAGAGACATATCGTGATTCCCCAGATTGATGACTGTTTCGATGCCAGCGTCATGCGTCTCCTCCAGTTCTCGATAGACAGCGTCGTAGACTTCCACAGGGATGTAGTCTGTTTCTTCAAATATATCACCATTGAGAAGGTTCCTCCTTATTCCCCGTTCCAGAGACTCTGCCCTCAGGATGCGGAAGACTTTCAAGATGTTGTAGAGTCGTGAGTTCATCCCGTTCTTGCGCGTCACTGCGAACTGACGCCAGTTATGAGCCTGAATGTCTCCCGTCGCTAGGAAGCGGAGATCCATGAGTCCTCTCAGTCGTGCATGATCGTCGTCGGTGTCAGCTTGCCATCTGACGGGAAGTCAATGAACTCCTTGCCGTCTGAGAATTTGATGATGCGAGCACAAGGACGATGCCACACATAGCCTCGCCTAGAAATAAGATCCTCCGGCGGAATGCTTGTCTGAGGCTTTTCACAGGTCTCGCAGATCATCATATCGTCCCCCTTGAAAACCTCATCGGAAAGTTTAAGCGAGCGAACTCGCCGAAGAGTTTCTTTGCAGCCTTGTCGTAAACTTTAGCTGCTTCAATCGGAGAGTCAAAACGGCCTAAGAACTTTCGCTTTCCGTTTGCCTTGATCTGCACATTCCACTTCTTCCTTCCAGACCGCCTAAAGACCCCTTTGAAACCTGAGACATTGTCGCGATGTTTTCCCATGTTCATCTGATTCTGCCGATGAGTGGCATTCCTCAGGTTGCTTCTACGATTGTCTAAGCGATTTCCATTTCTGTGATCGGTTTCCAATCCTCTTGGAGGCTTTCCATTGATGAGATGATGAAGATAGATATGCGGAGTCACTGTAGATCTGGCATGTCCGTCTTTTCCAAGATACCATTTCCTTCTGGAGACTTTGGCAAAGTCTCCATCGCTTACGATTGCGAGCTCTGGCGAATTCGTAAGCGAGATCTTTTTCATATCTGCTCCTCAAGGAGAAAATGGGAAGTATATTCCAAGAGCTCGACAGGGAGGGCTTCGCCGTCTTTTGTGTCCACCATCAGGATATAGAAGTTTCCCACTTTTGGATTGTAGTGACGGCGAACGCTGGTCGTCCGTGGCTGGATCCAGATCTGTGTGTTCAGATTGCTCTCATCTTTCAGCGCGTATCTGCCGTCGTCCGTCTTAGCTTTGATGATCTTGACTTCTTGGAGAATCATTTCTTCTCCCTGTACGCTCCTGACGTGAATGCCGTGCGCTCCCGGACTGTGTGAAGAGCGGAGAGGATCTCGGGCTTCGTGTGGAGAATCTCAAAGCGAGAAATGGAGAACTCACCGAGATACAGTTCCTCCTGAAAGATTCGGTCTGGATGAGTACGCCAGAGCTTGTCTTCACTCTGGACGAACTCCTCCACATTGGATCCCTCAAGGCCAAGCCCAAAGAACGCATCAGGGATCTGGTACACTCCTACGTAGACGACGTGATAGTAAAGGTCCTTGAAAAAGATGGCGTAGTGCTCCCCGTTCAAGAGTCGGTTGTCCGAGGACGCAGCATTGACGCAGCGAGCGACGATGAGACTTCTGTCTTCCATGACTCCTCCTATTTGATCTTCAGCGTCCGTGGGAAACGGGCTGGCCCTGTCTTCTTGCTCTTCTTGAGAAGGGCGAGCTCCCCTTTCAAGACATCATCCACACTCTCCAATTGGAGACCGTACATCTGGCGAAGAAATACAAAGTCCTCCAGATCGTGCTTGATCAACTTGCGATACTGAAGCGGATTGTTCTGGTCGAATCCGCCCTGCGGGATATGGAAGAGCTCGTGAACGACAACGAACATCTGGTAGGCCAGCTTCGAGATCTTGAATCGCGGCTCCCAGAACTCGATAGCGTAGTCGTACTCTGGCAAGGCCAGAGCCCACGGAGAACGATTGCGGCTGATGCGTGCGATATGACCGCTCTTCCTCGACATGAATGAGCACAGAAGTACACGCTTCGTCCTCACATGCCCGAGAAGAGTTGGAAACAGTTCCTTGGCTTCCCTGAGCAGGGGTCTCAGATCTTCACGGACTTCCCAGAGCTTCCTTTTTCGCCTCACTCTTCCTCCCCACCAAACATCTCAAATTGACCCGACCCTTTCTTGAGACGAGGATGCCTCACAATCCGTGGAGAGCGAAATGGACAGTGGGGGACTCTCCCATCCGTCAAGAACTCGCGGTCGTTTCGATTGGAGCGCCTTGTCCATTGGAGCCACTGTTCGGCGATGCTCTGTGTGATGGTCCCCACGCCGAGCCAGCGACATGCGATGATCTGGCTGTCTCGAGAGAACCCTTTAGTTCCTTCCCCTCGGGCGATCTGCTCGACCACAGAGTAGACGGAGTTCATAGAGTAGAACTTCCGAGAGACCATGCGGCCATCGTCCATGTCGTTATTTTTCTCCCTCGGAAATCGCCTAATGGTCATGGTCGGATGTTGATTCTCCGCAAGAACTGTCTGTCGGCCCATGTCACTCTTGGCTTGCTAGATTTCGCCGTCGTGAGAACTTCTTCCCTTTCAGACTGAGCATCTCCGATAGCGGACTGGTAGCCCATCCAGAAGCCGATCCGAAATGCGAACTGGAGAAGGCCAATCAGCAAGCTGAAGAAGATCAAGAGAATTCCTATCGTCATCAACATGCTTTTCTCCTCTCACGCGTTCGGCTGTAGACGCTTCTCGATGTAGTCCACAGCATCTTTCACGGTCACAATCTTGTTCTCCAAGTCGTCTTCGTCTGGAATCTCAATCCCGAAGACGCTCTCGGCTTCCATGATCAGTTCCAGTCCATCTAGAGAATCTGCGCCGAGGTCAGCGCGGAGCTTCGCTTCCAGTGTGACCTCTTTTTCGGAAGCTCCAAGCTGATCGACGAGGATCTTAGTCACGAGATCCAACACATTCACTTTCTTCTTTTTCGTGTCATTCATCTTTCGCTCCCTTCAAACTTTCAAAAGGCAATATCCACCGCCCGAAGTCCCGAAGTAGAGACGTGAACGCCTGCTCGATGCAGAATTTCTGGACAGTGGCCTTGTTAAACGACGTCTTCGCTTCGGAAGTCACAGTGTTAATTCTCTCGATGACTCGATTGCTACGAACGCGGCGAAGATCCATCAGCCTGAGGTTTAGCTCAATGCGCTCCTTGACACCTTCTCCGTACAGAAGAGCGTACCGATTTCCCTTTGCTTCTACCTTCTTCTGGATCTTTGGCAAGAAAAGCGTCTTGATGGAGCCGTACTTAGATATGAGCTCCTTGGCAGTTTCTTCACCGAGACCCTTCGCGCCTCCCGGAAGAGTGTCGGTCTTGTCGCCCACAATAGAGCGGAACTCCAGGTATTGAGCCGGACTCATGTCCAGCTTCTTAAAGAAGTTCTTGCGGGTGTAGAGCTCTGCCTTGATTGGCGACCAGACATCTATGTCCTCATCAACGAGCTGAAGCATGTCTCGATCGGAGGATATGATGGTCTTCCGCCCCTTGAGGGTGTGACACGCTGCGATAGCGATGAGATCGTCGCCCTCGGTATCTTGAAACGAGACCTGCGCGACACCGAGCTTTGGGAGCAACTTCCTGATGACCTGGAGCTGAGTGCTCACCGACTTGTACTCCTGAGCCTGTTCCTCAGTCGGGTGCGCTCTCCTCTCCGCTCGGTCATGCTTGTAGCCCGGAAATATCTCCTGCCGAATTCTCGGCCTGCCAGAATCCCAAACGACGAGAGCCCCTGTCGGCTCAAATTTTTCCAGCGCTGAACGGATGAGGCGCAGAAATCCATAGACAACCTGGATGGGTCTACCTTTCGCCGTCAGCTCTGGAAGACGTTTCTGTAGACGCCACGCGGCATTATTGCCATCGAAAATCAGAGTGTTCATGTTTCCATCTCCTCGATCAGTCTCTTCAGTTTCTTGGACAGACCACGAACCGTGATCTTCCCAGAGTTTGCCAGCTTTGCAAGGATATGACCATGACACGGCTTCGGCGTACAGTAGCAGAGAAGTCGCTTTCCCCGCAGAGCCGGAATCCTCTCCAGAAGGTCAATCCGCTTCAGCAGGTATTTCGCGTACTTCAGGAGAACTTTCTTTCGATCCGCTGGATCGCGTAGCTTGAACGGATTTCCCCATGCGGAGGGTCTACCGATGTAGATGTCCTCCAATCTCTTCTCCTCCTTATGCCAGTTTATGACGGTCGTCCTAGGCTTCATTCTTCCTCCTCGTAGCTTTGCGCCGAAGCCTTGCGGATCAGTGCGTCGATCTCCTTCTTGTGATGAGCGTAGAACTTCGGGAACGTCCTCCTTGTCACTAGATGACCATTGAACTTATGCGCCGACCCCTTCCGCTTGAAGACGCGGAGATCAATGGCGTACTCCCAGACTGCACGAGGATTGTCAATCCCGCGAGACCAGAAGATGGGAACCTTGCAGACCTTGAACGGCGGAGCGATCTTGTTCTTGACGACCTTGAGCTCACACATGAAGCCGATCTCATTTCCTCCCTTTCCTTTGATAGGCTTCATCTGCCGGATGCGACATCGAACCCATGCGTAGAACTTGAGCGCCTTTCCGCCTGACGTCGCTTCCTTGTTTCCCCACATCTGCCCCAGATTGACGCGCGTCTGATTGATGCAGATGAGACAGACCTTGTTCATAAAAAGGAAACGGACAAGCCGACGGAAGAACTTGCTCATTTGGAGAGCCTTCTTCCCCATGTCGCTCATCTCCAGGTCAGCAGTCTCTGCCATCTCACTACGAGTGGGAGTAGCTGCAATAGAATCCCATCCGAAGACGATAGGCGTCTCTGAATCCTTCTTCCTGATCTCTCTGACGATGTCGCGTATCTGCTCGTAGACGTCTTCAATCGTTTCGGCGTCCGAAATGATAAGCTGCTCCTCGTTGAGACCGACCGTCTTCACCCGACGATAGTCGAGAGAGTACTCCGCCACGATCAGTCCAGTGTAGTACCGCTGTCGCTGCGCTTCTGCGAGAGTGTGCTCCAAGACGGCGGTCTTCCCGCTTGCCTCCGGCCCGAAGATTTCTACGATGCCTGATGGAAATCCCATTCCGTAACAGACCACACAGTCAATCGGCACGATGCCGCTGGAGACGTAGGCTCTTGGTCTGGAAAATATGGACTCGCCGAGCACACTCACCACATCGCCTTCATGATCCTTGTGTGCCTTGTGGTACTGTCGGTTGATCCGTTTCACGACTCTGCGGATAAGCCGCTCGCTGACCCCTCGGTACTTCTCCTTCCCGAGACGAGGAAATCTAAGAATTGGAGGCATTCGGAGCTCCCTCAAATTTGGAAACGATATCCTTTAGTACCTGACAGTCCTGAGCAGAGAGAGGAGCACCGATCCGCGCCTTATTGCACACGGATCGGTACGCCTCAAGATCGCTCGGAGTCATCACGTTTAGAAACTGAGCCAGAAACGTGATGTTGATGTACTGCTCTAAGCGATCCATTTAGCCCTCCGAGGAGTCCTCCCCGTCCTGCTCGTCGCCTTCGGAAGCGCCAGCGTCCGGAGCGGGAGCTTTGGACTGTTTGGCCTCGTCAGACCTCTCCACCGGAGGGGCAGGCGATGGCGGTTTGCGAGTGGAAGCGGCCGACGGCCTGGAGCTAGTCCTCGTCGTCGTCCTCTTCTTCGTCTTCATCCTCGTCTTCGCTTTCGTCTTCATCTTCTTCCTCCCTTTCCTTCTTCTTCTTTTTCTTCTTGCCTTTGAGGGATGACTTCATCTCCTCATAGACCTCGTCGAGTTCGCCCTCGTCAGCTTCCTCTTCCTCCTCGTCTTCGTCCTCGCCCTTCGACTTCTTGGACTTTTTCTTCTTCTTCTTTTTGGACTTGGGCTCGTCCTCGTCATCATCGTCGTCCGGGACGGTGTCTTCCTCTTCTTCGTCTTCCTCCTCTTCTTCCTTGTCTTCATCTTCGTCCTCGGACTCGTCTTCGTCCTCATCTTCGTCTTCGTCCTTGGACTTCTTCTTTTTCTTTTTCTTGGACTTGGGTTCGTCCTCATCCTCGTCTTCGGACTCCTCCTCATCCTTGTCTTCCTCTTCCTCCTCGTCTTCGTCCCGGGATTTCTTTTTCTTTGGCTCGTCATCATCCTCATCCTCGTCCTCATCGGAAGAGGATTTCTTGGCTTTCTTTTCCATCTTGCGGACGAAGGCGTCCAGCTCTTCTTCGCTACTCCCCGAGACGAGCTCGTCCAGATCGTTCAGCGTCTCAAAGAGAGCGAGGCGTTGTTCCTTGGTCGGAGCGAGCAGGGAAACGTCCATCGCCTTGAACTTGTACTCGGTGTCATCCCGGCCAGTCCCTTCACGATTGACGCGAACGAGCCGACCATATTTCGGATGGGCGATGCCGAGGATGGATTTCTTGCGGAAGTCCTCATCTGCGAAGACGTCCAAGAGTCCGGTGTGCCACTTCAGAGCCAGACGGAGGATCTTGAACTTGTTATCCTCGTAGCCCTTCACCTTGAGACCACTTTCCGTCTTTTTCACCCGCGCCACGAGAACGTTCCAGAGACCCTCGGTCTTCTGGCTGAGCAGCCCGAACAGCTTCTTCGCGGACTTGCTCTTGTCCCCCTTGAGAGCCTTCTGTCTCCGGCACGCCGGACAGCGACGAGGCTTGCCAGTCTCCTCGTCCTTGTCGTTCTGAGAACAATACACCTTGTTCGGCCAGCGTCCGTGGAACAAGACCTCCTTCCAGAACTCTCCATTTTTCTTCCACGGTTTCCCGACGCGAATAAAGGTCGAGCCCTCCCCGATCTTTGTCCACCTGTCCTTTCCGCCCTTCTTCTTCTTGAGCTTCTTCCGATGCTCTGCGACCTGCTCAGGTGTCATCGTCACGTCCGTATCCTCCTATTCGTCATCCCCATCTTCCTCCCTTTTCTTCTTGCGAACCTTCGGCTCGGAATCTTGCTCCTTGCGTATGTTCGCAGAGTACGACTGCAAGACGTCCTTGCGCTGTTCGAATGCTCGGACGCCGTACTTCAACAAACGCTCGGCCGCTCTCCAATGACGAAGTCTCTTCTGGAGAGCCTGATATTTTCCGTTCAGCAGGACGTAGTGCTTGACGTCCGCGACACGGATCCTGCCCTTCTTGTTCTCATGCAGGAACTTGAGATATTTGATGAAGAGTCGCGATTCGAGATGCTCCAGCTTCTCCTGCAAGAGATCGACCCTTGCGGAGCACTCGGCGTAGAGAGTCGCCCACCACGCATATTTTCCAGGCTGATGGATGAGCTCGTGGTCGAGACGAAGCTTGTCTATCTTCAGTTCCCGAATGAGGTCAGACTTGTCAACCTGTTCCGGGTCAAGCCTCACTACTACGGGAAGCTTCCTCAACACGACGATGTTCCTCCTCTTCTAGCATAGTACGGATGACGCTCGGGATCATTGCAAGAGGGAGAGCGATCTCGATTGATTCGCACTTTGCTCCGTCTACCGTAACCACATGCTCCTTTCCGACCACGACAGGAACTATGTGACCAGCGATGAGTCTTTCTACCTCACTGTGAGACAAAATGTATTTCAGGATCATGAGCTCCCTCCACTAGAATGAAACCCTGCTAGGCTACTAGATCGGTCGGCAGAATGAATTCGGATTTCCCCTTACGCTCAAGCTCTTTCATTGCACCGAGGCTCCGCCCTACCGAGACGTCAATGTCAAATGGGATTTCGCAGAACCATCCGGTCATCTTCTCAATCCACTTGCGGTCGGTCATGAACTTGTACTTCATCTCTAGAACGTCCTGCGCTTCCTTGCGGTAGACGTCCATCGTAATGTCGTCGTGGATGACGATGACGACCTTGCTCTTCATGCGATATTTCTGGAGCCACTTGGACATCCGCCACGCTGCCGACCATGTGATATCGCTTGCGTCTCCTTGAATTGGAGTGTTGACCGCCTGACGGAGAGCCTCATGAACGATCTTGTCTTCATCGCTGTCCACACCGAGGAGCCAGCGACGGCGGCCAAAATAGGAGAGGACGTACTTGTGCTTCCGAACAAACTCTTCGACCTCTTGTCGGTACGCATAGCAGTCGTCGTACTTGCCGAAGTAGTCGGATATGAACTTCTCCGCTCTCCGGATAGACCATCCCATATCCGCTGCCAGAGCCGGAGCGCCTCTTCCATAGAGAAGCCCGAATGAGATCATGGATTTCGATGCCGTTCTCTGTTCCTTTGTGACTTTACTCTCCGAGACACCGAAGCCGATGGCCGCTCCCATGCGATGAGGATCCTTGCCAGCGTTGAACTCCTCGATCATCATGTCGTCTTTGGCCCTGTCCGCAAAGAGCCTCATCTCGATTTGCTTCTCGTCAGAAGCCATTAAGAAATAATCGTCATTCGTTGGGACGAACTGAGACCGCAGGATGTTGGCAAGACGACCACGCTTCGGCAGGTTCTCGTGGTTCGGGTCAGCACTGGAGACTCGTCCCGTCACCTGACCACTGGGACGGTATGTCGTGTGAGTGCGACCATCGAGGCCAGCCCACTTCTGGATTGGCTTGATGTATTTCGAATAGGACGTGGAGTACTCGCCCATCTGGAGCAGGAGCGTGATGACCTTGCTCTTCTTCTTCGCGTTCAGCTTTTCTAGGACTTCGCGCTCGGTAGAGGGATTGTCTCCGGAGGGTGTGTCCCAGAGAGGCTCACGATCCATGATCTCAAATACGAGCTCGCGCTTGTTGTCGGTGGAGTTTAGGTTGACTGGCTCTCTGTGACGCTTGACGAGCTCCAGGATGCGTTCTTTTGGATTTGCGACCGGACGTTTGTAGCTGTGAACACGCTCCGCCGTCTCCTTGATGAGTTCACGCAGGCGGATCTGCTCGAGCTCCTTGACCTCTGGGAACGTTCTCAGCTTGTCTTCTTTCCCCTTGACAATCTTTGGGTACTCTTCCAGGAGCTCTCCGTTGCGCTTCAGGTCTAGCTTCAGGCCAGTAATTTCCATCTGTGCCGCTGTCCACAGATGGTACATCAGCGGAAACTTGAACGGATGATTCCACAGATTTTCTTTCTTCAGTTTCTTGTAGAGGTACAAGGCGAGCCGGAAGTCCGCGATGCAGTCGTTCATATTGTACGGATAGAGAATCTTCGCGGGGATATAGACCATGTTCCCGCCTTCCTCGGGATCCATGATCTTGTTCTCTCGCTGAAAGGTTCTCATCTCAAGCTCGTATCCACCCATTCCCAGCTTCCAAGCCCAGTCTTTGAGACCGTGTCCTCCTTTGTAGACGTTCAGAGCGTAGGAGCCGAGGCCAGTGTCCATCCAGTAATTCTTGATCCTGATCTTGTGAAGGACAGCCGTGTAGACGTAGTCATACTTTCCAAAGTGAAGAGCGAACTTGATGTCGGGGTCTGTCCACAATTCTCCGACGGCTTCCATCACCTCTTCCGGAGACACTGTGACCTTGACTCCTACACGACCTTGGACAGGGAAACAGACGGCCGAACGGATGTCCCATGCGAAGCCGACACAGGCAATCTGAGGCTTGATCTCTTTGTTATGCGGAGAGAGCGTGCTGCCTTCGATGTCTGTCGTCAGGAAAGTCTTCTTCTTGAGCATGTCCACGTATTCTTGGAGCATCTTGCGGTCACGAATATACTCATGAGAGAACTCCTTCCCTTTATGTTTCTTCGGCTTCCCTAGATTTGACGCAAGTAGTAGCGCATCTCTGAGCATCGCAGTCGTCTGAGGATTTTTGTTCCGCAGAACGTAGGCTGGATGGACTCCGCAAACGTAGTCGCGTCCATGAGCTCGGAAGACCTGAGCGTTCAGTCTCGTGATCCCACGTTTGTGAAGAATGCTTTCGATGGCGGAGTTCCCAAGGAGAACAACGACCTTTGGATTGGTCGCTCGGATCTCCCTGAGGATATGAGGACGACAGTGGTCTATCGCGTTTGGAAACTTGGTGAGGTCGTTGTCGGCCGGACGGCATCTGACCACGTTGGAGAAGCGGCACTTCTGGAGATCTATGCCAATCGCTTCTATCATCTCCCGTAGAAGCTGACCGGATTCTCCAATGAAGGGATATCCTTCGTCGTCCTCTTCCCCTCCGGGAGCCTCGCCTATGAAGGACCAGATCGGATCGTCCGAGCCTTCACCGTTCATGATGGGAGTCTCACACTGTTTGTACATCCCACATGGACGGCAGAACTCGTCTGGCTCCCGGATGATGTCCAGCTTCACCGTCATGTCAATTCAGTCCTCTCAAGGAAGAACCGTAGCGCGGCCTGAAGAGCCGAGCCTTTCACTTCGACGTTGCGAAGATAGGTGTCTTTTGGAACTGGCAATTGCTTTCCGTCCTTGACTGCGTCCTTCGCCATCTTGAGCAGGCGGAGGAAGCCTCGGACTTCCTCCTCCACGACATAGAAATATGAAGTGGAAGAGAGCTCTTCGGGCAGATCGTCCAGAATGCTGGTCGGCTTCGATGGACGATGGTCGTCAGAAGCTTCTGGAGTACGAGACTCCGCACTCCAACGAATTAGAAGAGTCTTTCGCTTGTCTGTCCCTGCGACTTTGTGCTGGATATGGCTTCGTGAGAGAAGAAGCCTCTCCACCTTTGTCTTTAGCAGAGTCATCGCTGCCGGACGCCTCGGATTGTTCACTGTCAAGTGTACGATTCCGAGGCGTGTCCCGACTTCATCGTAGAGCGCACTGACATCAACGAATTCTCCAGCACGCTCCGACTCTGAAAGGAATGCTTCTGCCTCTTTGACAAACTTCTCATCACTGTAGTCGGTGGTAAGATGCATCGATTTTCTCATAGGTCAACTCCAAATTCAGCTAAGAGACTGCTCAGCGACTCATTGCGTTCTCTGTTCAGTCTGATGATGTCATCGTGAGACCACTGACGCACCTTGCCGCTGCGACTGTGCGATCCACGATGAAGGCCTCTCCCTTTTCCGGGTCGTCTGATCGCTGGAATCATCTCGATGTCCGAACGAATGGACGAGTGTCTTTCATGCGGTGGAGGAATTGGAACTCTCTCCACAAGTTTCGCGGGAACAGATATGATTTCTCTGACCCGCTTCGGTGGAGTAGGTTTCGGCGGCTTCTTTCTCTTGTCCTTCGGGAGGCGAGGAGTCTCCTTGCTATAGTGAGGCTTGCCGTCGATCATCCGCTTCTTGATGTGTTTCTTCTTCTCTGCCTCTGACCACGGCATCTGAGCCTCCTACGAAGAGAACAGGTCTGGCCCTTCCAGAGGACTCCGGAAATATCCTTGAACGAGACCCCGAGCGTGCGCCAGACATTCCTCCACACCACTTCCTGAATCCCCACAATAGAGAGACAAGGTCTTTCCATTGTAGTAGGTGCAAGTCGGGATCGCAAAGACGCACCGGATAAAGAGCGCTGCAAGGACGACAGCGTTCTCATCGGAGCATTCAACGATCACACAATCTCGGCCACGTTGGACCGCTTCACGATGACCCTGTCCCTTCTTGTCTTGCCATGCCGCGCGGATCTCTTCTGGGAGATATCGCGTGAACATGACTGTAGATCTGTCTCTAGCTCTGTACGTCAGTTCTTCGGACATGCTTTTCTCCTTCCCAAAGATGGTGGAGGTGACGGGAATCGAACCCGCTATCACCGATTTGCGAGTCGGATGATCAGCCAGCCAGCCGCACCCCCGAAGAGATTGGCTGGGACGACAGGAGTCGAACCTGAACAGCCTGATTCATGATCAGAGCCTCCCTGCCGAGGGTCGTCCCAGCAATTCGTCAGGCGTCGCCGAGGCTCTCAGTGAACGGAGCCTCGCCTTTACTCTCAGTGTCGAGCTTCGGTTTCAGCTTGATGCACTCCTGGATGATCGAGAGGATTTCGGCTGGCTGAAACTCAGCGCGGAACGTCATCCACTTGAGAGCATAGACCGCCATGTCACCACAGTTCACGCCGACCGTCTCCCCCTCTTCCCCGACGCCCTGCATCAATTCTTCCAGACGGTCAAACTTGCGAGCGACGTTCGCATGGATGCCGATCTCACCTCGCTTCATCCATGACGCTCCGTAGTGCTGCCCCTTGAGAGCCTCCAGTCGAGAGAGAACTCCGCACATGAACGCGAAACCATAGTTCGTTTCTGGCAGACACTTCGCCAGACACTCCGCTGGATCCATGATGCCCTCTGCGACATGCAGACCGTCGCGGAATGCGCTTAGGACTTCGCGGTTCATCTCGATGGCACGGATACTCCGCTCAAGAGCGCGATTCCTCGCCAAGAAATATCGTTCCTCTTGCTGTTTCTTTTCTGCCAGAAGTTCTTGCTTCTGAGCCTCATCCATTTCCTCGTCCCCCTTTGAGATTAGATCATCGGCCCTTCGGCCTTTGAAATGGTTTCTATCAACGCTATCGCGATTGGCGAGTGCTGTAGCATCTTGCATTCTGGAAACAGATGAGTCAGTGTGTTCCTCGATCTAATCCAGTGCTGCAAGAAACGACTGTTCCCTAGCAAGATCTCTTCCTCACAGAAGAAATATCTCTCCAGGATGTCACAGAACTTGACTATCTTGTAGATGTCTTCCAGACGGTCATCTGCTGTGCTGTCAGATGTGAAGACACTGAGGCGAGCGAATTGAGATTCGGAGAAGAATTTCGAGACCTCTTTGTTCTCAATCTCTTCTAGGACTTTCCGCAGTTCTGGATACTTGTCCTTGACATTTCCATAGACGTCTCCAGTGAAGGTCTCAGGAAAGTCATGAAACATCGCTCGGAGGGCGACACGTCTCCACGTCCAACCACGAAGCTGACACGTGTCACTCCCCAGAAGATTCTCGATGTCGCTTAGAAATATGAACGCCATCATCGTCACGTGACACGTGTGATCGGCATTCGTCTGCCGAACGAGTGTCCTGAACTTTCCGTACCGTGTTACCTCACTCATCACACGGAACTGGCGGATGAAGGCAAGAGCGTCCGTCGGCATGAATGCAGAACCTCCCTTGCTAGTTGATTCTGGGACTCCTCGTAGAAGTCCAAGATGAGACTGGTCAGCGGCTCCCCCAGAGAAACGACCCGCTCAGCAAGAAAGTCCAGGTCATTCGCATCACTGACCCGTCCAGACTTGATGACGGTATAGAGCCAGATCATCATCGGGATGGTGTGGTTCCAATATCCTCCGCCCGTGAACCTCACCTGAGTGACAGGAAGAGGAATCTTGATGTCCCGGTAGTTCCGAAATATGTAGGAGATGTTCGCGAGCGTCTTCGTGAACTCCTCCGGAGAGACGACGTCGAAGTTTGGAATGACCTCGGCCTTCAGCTTTGGAGCGTGGTCGTCAGAGAAGGCGCGTTCTAGCACAGTCGCCAGTGTCTTCTTATAGAGGTCGAAGTAGTAATGAAGGTTCTGGACGAAGTAGTAGATCTTTCCCATCTTCACCATCCTCGAGCCGGCAACGTAGGAGAGGAGATGGCTGAACTGGATGGCATTGTACGGCGTCCCCCAGATGACGTCGTTGCTCCGGATGACAACGGTCATGTCCAGAACATCCTCTCGCAAAGAGAAGATCACGAGGTCATTGCAAGGATAGTCCGCCGACTTGTCCAGATTGTCTCTCACCGGATCCCACATGGAGATGACGGCCTGACGCGAGTTCGGGTCTTCTCGTAGCTTGCGAACGACGTGCTGGATCTGGTCAATCGGAGCACTTTCTTTTCCAATGAGCTCGAGAGAACTTGCTTCGACATCAGCAAGGTAGAGCGGATAGTCGTTACCCCATTTCCGCATTCGGAGACCGTAGGCTCCATGGAAGTTCGGCTGATCCTTGTCGGCGAACCTTCGCATGTTACTGTTGAAGTACGAGATCCATTCGACGTCGCCGCTGCCCATCAAGATCCAGACGATCTCTGCCAGAGCGAAGAACGGATTGAACTTGCGTCCCGGCGTCCGCATCCAACAATGTCCGGGCTTCTCATAGACGAAGAGAACAGGCTCCGGCATCTCAAGACAGTCATGCCCTCTTGTCGTGATGCGACGTCCGTGATTCGTGATGTCTCGGATCAGTTCATAGTAGAACGATCCGAGACCTTCCCCACTGTAGACCTTCATGACCCCTCCCTACGAATATGAAACCCCGACCTGAGGTTAAAAGGTCAGGGGGATCTGGCCGTTCGGTAAGAGCTTGGCTGGAGTAGAAGTCGGCCTGAACAGCATTCTGTTCTTGCCGACGCCGTGCGAGAGTTTCCAGTACTTCCCGAATTCGCAGAGCGAGTGCTCGATGTTCCGCAGCGTGAGCTCTCGGTTAGCGAAATACTTGAAATCTAGACCGAGGCGGCTGAAGTGCTTTCGCTGATTGCGCCGAAGATCTTTTATCGCCCTCACCCATTCTTTCCTCTCAGCTCTAAGAGGAAATATGAGACGGATGCCGACCCTGCATCCCGGACCTGCATTGACCCAGTCGTCCTCGGAGAATGGAATGATCTTCGCATACATCAGATCAATACAGACCTCGTAGGATATGAACGGGCCGACGCAAGGGATCTCTTGCAGAAGGACGAAGACCTCTTCTAGTGACTTCGCCTTCTTGATCTTCGCATAGAGGAAATGCAGCATCCGATGGAACTTGTCCAGAACTTCAAAATACTTGTCGAGCTTACTAGCTCCCGCCTTGTTCTGCGGGAGGGTGAGATGAGCATTCGTGAAGACGGACTGCGTCTCATGGAGCAGCCGGAGCTCGCCTCGCCATACCATCCCCTCAGATTTCTTCCAAGAGAAAGGAGTAGGGATCCCTACCTTTTCGAAGGTCTCAACACGATTGAGAAGGCGGTAGAGAACGATATTCCAGAGCATGTGGACTTCGTCTTGGCGAGTTCTCCAGCTCTTCAGTTTAGTGATGACGTTCTTCATCAGCCAGATGGTTCCGCGGTCAAGCTCTCGATAGACGTTGGTGAACTTGTAGTCGCGGAGCCACTTGTCCTTCGTCCATGGAGGCGGTTCTTTTTTGATGAACCTGCGGAACCAGACCATCTGCCTCTCATAGACGAAGCGGTAGAAGCCAGCGAGATGCTCTTCGATGACTTCTACCTTTGGCATGTTCATCCAAGGCTTGTCCTTCTTCATGACGGCCTCGAGAAACTGCGTTCCAGACCCTCCACCTGCTCCGCGATCTCCCGGAGCTCCTGAGCCAGCTTGCCTTCCTCTGCGAACTGGTCGTACATCCCGGCGTCCAGATTCCCTGCGATCTCATTGAGACGTCCAGAGATCTGGAGCTTGTGTTCTTCGTTCTTCCGCTCCTTCTTCTTTCTCCGGCAGTCGGGGCAGCGGATCGGGAAGGTGTACTTGAACTTCAGGACGAGTTCATCCCACCACGCCTTCTCGCTTTCGAACATCGTCCACGGCTTCTTGCAATCAATGCAAGGAGGCATGGTGAGCAGAGTGCCACTGTCTCTCGGCTTGTCTCTTCTTCCGGTTCTCTCTTTCATTATCTACTCCTCAGTCTGGGATGTCGTTGGAGACGAGGCATCTTTCCCCCACATTCCACGCATCGCAGAATCGGGGTAGAAAAATGTCCCTTCTCAAACGCGACTTCCTTGCCACAGTAGTTACAGACTCGCGGATAGTGGAGCACGTTCTTCCATCCACGACGAAAGCATTTGACCTTGATCCTCTCTTGGAAGTTCCCGTACTCCTCCAGAAAGTCCAAGTATGCCTGCCTCCAAGCGATGTGACGGTAGTGCTGAGCGAGATACTGACCTCGATATTTCTTGATGATCTCAAACAGTCGTTCACATAAGAGACGCGGGTTTCTCAGATGCTGGACACCCTCCCATTCTTCCTCCCAGATGTGTTTCCTTGCTTTGTAGGGAAGGACAGTGATGCCAGTGACTGCTCCTCGGACGTCGTCTTTCGAGACGAACAGAGACTCGGCCAGTCGTGGCAGATATTTCCCTGTGCGACCCTTGAGCCAGCTATAGCCGTCGTCCAAGAGCATGATTGTCCCGGAGCTCAGGTGTTCATAGAAGCGGGAGGATAGCGTAGCGGTCGCCCAGATCCTCTTCCCACCGATATGAATTCCGCAGGCTCCCTTGTTCATCTTCTCTCGCTGCTGACCTGGAGGAGCTGCTCCCGGGAAGTGGACTCTCGGCATCATCTCTTGAATCTTGTCAGGCCACTCTCCGTAGATCGCGACTCGTTTGCCCTTGTGGACACCATAGTAGTCCGCGAGGTCTCGGACATTGGGATATGACATCCCGGGACGGTGATTGAGAGCATAGACGAGATCCCACTTCGGATTCTTGCGAACCGGAAGGGGATCTTCAATGCCGAGCATCGCGATAGTGAACGTCTCGACAGGGATGTTGAGCTCTCGGTAGGGACTTCTCCGACCGCCGTAGAGATCCCGGAACGCATTCGTCCTGAACGGCTGCGTGAGGATGACCCACGTCTTGTCTTCGGTGAGAGAGAGCGAAGGGGCAAGCCTGTCCCATCCTTGGAGAAAGTAGCTTGGCCCGAAGCTCTCTGTCGTGAAACAGAAGCCGAGGTCTAGGTCGTGCTGGAAATAGAGCACGAGACCCTTGTACGCTGCGATCTGCATGTTTGCCCTGACCACGTACGGAAGACCCTCACCTGAGCCATAGAGGAGGCTCTGTGGCCCACATTCCACGACCAGAGCATCCAGACCCTTCACACTTCCGCCTGGAGAGTAGTGGAGGAGACCGCCGAGCCTGCCCTGCATCTCAGTCAGCTTCGGGATATGACGGTGAGAGATCTCTGTGAGGACGCGTATCTCTACTCCCGACTTGACTAGTCCCTCCCAGAGCTTCACACGCATCTTCGTTCCACCTGCTCCAGCCCATCCGACCTCTGGAATCAGGTGGAGAAGCTGTCCGTACTTGATCCAGCCGAGTGTCATTTTCTCTTCTTCCCAGCCTGTTTCTTTTCGGCCCTCTCTCGAGCCTTGAGCGCCGTGGCAAGGTCTTCGTATTTCTCGACCGTCAGGCGGATGCAATTTGAGACTTCCGGGTGGATGACCAGCGTACCATCTGGGGAGGAGACCTGAACAAAGTACGGATCGTTTCCTTTGCTCTCTGAGATGCGGATGAGCCGTTTATCTTCACCGACTCCGATTTCGATGGCGATACGATCCGCATCTCCTATGACCGTAGCGTTACGACCTTTCCACGGATTGATGCTATTGAAATTTTGCAGTTCGATGTTCATTCTCCCTCCCCATTCAACACTCTTTTCGCGAGGACTTTGTCATAGTTTTCAGAGTCTTTCTGACAAGCCCCGTTGCAGAAAATCCCTTTGGAAGTTTTCACAGTTCTCGGCTTCAGAGGATTGCGCTCTCCACAGTAGCCACAGGAAGGTTGTGAAAGTTTTCCAATGAACCTATCTTTTGCCAAAGCCTTTCCGAAAAGCAAGGCTACCTGTTCCCGAATCTGGGAAGCTTCGCACTTGTGACGGGTGTTTGTATGATAATACATCCCTTCTGACTCATCCCAAGCGACAGCTCTCCCCTTCTCACACTCTTCACAGAAGAGATAGAGAAGAGCATTGATGAAGAGAAGATCTTGCGGAATTGCGTGATATCGCTCGTTCGCGTTGGAACGTTCGTCTTTCACTTTGAAGCGTTTGGACTTCCGTTCTCGTTCGGACTTCTTTGTCACAAGACCGTTACATTCACAGAGGTTAAATCCCCCAAGAGAACCTGGATATTGGACTGGACACGGAGTCTCCGGATCGTCAGTGTGACGGCTGGCAAGATGACCACAGTCCAAACAGCGTTCTCGTGAGTCTTTCTTTTTCATTTTCTTCATTTCCTGTCTCCTTATCGGTTCTAAAAAGAAAGGAGAGGCGAATTTCTCCGCCTCTCCCAGATTGAGCGATGCAGATTCACTCAGACGGTGCCACGATTTCGGCTCTAGTCTTCGCTCCTCTGCTTCGAACGGATCTTCTTGAAGGCGATGCGCATCTTCTTGCCGAGGAACTCGGCCTTGCCGATGAAGTCGAACTTGCCCTTGCCCTTCGACTGCCAATCGGCGGTCTTGAGACCGATCTCCTTCAGCTTGTACGCCTTGCCGAGCAGGAGCCGCACGCCGAAGCCCTTGTCGCGATTCGCTTTCGTGAACCGGACGACTCGACGTCCTCCGATGAGGACGAAGAACTTGTTCGGACCACGCTTTGAGATCTCGCCTTTGAGCTTCTCGTAACGACTCTTCGCCAGGACTGCCTTGACCGCGGAGGAGTATCCCTTCTTGACCACCTTCTCTTCCTTCGCAGGCTTGGCTTCCTTCTCTTCCCGATGCTTCCGGCCCTTCTTCTTCTTGTGTTTCTTCACGTCGCTATCCTCCTCCTCACGACGTGCCTTCATGACAGCTTTGCAGTTCGGGGCTTCGATGCAGCGCTGACACTCCGGAACGTCGGGGTCATTGTACTTGCCGAAGCAGTCCTCCACTCCGGCCGGAATCGGCGTAGACGGAGCCCGAGGTTTGTACTTGTCGGTGTCGATCTGGACGAGGCCCCCTTCGGCCTCGTCCTCGTCTTCATCTTCATCCTCGTCTTCGTCTTCGTCGCCGTCCTCTTCGTCCTCGTCTTCGGACTCTTCATCTTCGTCTTCGTCCTCCGACTTGGATTTCTTCTTTTTCTTTTTCTTGGACTTGGGCTCGTCTTCGTCCTCGTCTTCCTCTTCCTCGCCCTCATCCTCGTCTTCGTCCTCATCCTCATCTTCGTCCTTGGACTTTTTCTTCTTTTTCTTTTTGGACTTGGGCTCGTCCTCATCTTCGTCCTCATCTTCTTCCTCGCCCTCGTCCTCTTCCTCCTCCCCGTCCTCATCCTCGTCTTCGTCTTCGTCCTTGGATTTCTTTTTCTTTTTCTTGGACTTGGGCTTTTCGTCCTCGTCCTCATCCGAGTCCTCTTCTTCGGAGTCTTCGTCCTCATCCTCCTCAGATTTGTCCTCGTCTTCGTCGCCGTCTTCGGACTCGTCGTCCTCATCCTCGTCGGCGTCACCTTCCTCCTCGTCCTCGTCTTCATCCTCGGAAGAGGACTCGTCTTCGTCCTCGTCTTCGCGAGAATGCTTGCCCTTCTTTTGCTTGTTCTTCTTTTTCTTGATGCCCTTCTCCTTCAGCTTCTTCTTCTTTTTCATGCGGACTTTCCTCCATGGAGTAGATGACTTACTCTCCGGATCTGTCGGATACTCCTCCTCATCTTCGAGGGTGAGATCCTGAGCACGCTCCGGATATGACGTGCTCGAACTCGAAACTGCTTCCATCCGGGAACTCGCTGGCCCTGTGACCTCAGTTTGTTCTTCCGACAGAAGTCGCGCCAAGCGAATTCAATTACTTGCTCGTCAGGTTCGACGAGCATTTGAAGCAGACGAAATACCTCCGCGTCAAGGTGCGGACGGAATTCTTCCGCCTTGCTGAGGAGATACTCCCGCGAGTCAGGGACGACATCTGGAATGGAAAGAGCCTCCAATAGTTCTATCTCCGTGCCTTGTCTCTTCTTCTGACTGCTGAACCGGATCATCTTCTTGAGACGATTGTACCACGCTCGTTTGAAATATCGGGCGAAGTACATCCCGCCTTCCGGAAAAGACTGGCAGCACTTCACTAGAACAAGGAGGCCTTCCGCTTCTAGATCTTCTCTCGACCTGCGGAAGTCGCCCAGAATGCTGTACTTCCTCGCCGTCCAGCGGATGAGACCGCGGAACCGACGTAGTGCTACTGTGATGTCATACATGAGCGACTCCCGGTCTCAGCTTTCACTTCTTCATCTTGCGTTTGAGCCGTGGGAAACGACGGAGCCCTTTTCGCAATCGTGGAAAGCGGAGACGCGGGAATCTTTTGATCGCCGCGCTCGCCATCGGTCTGGTCTCCTTTCTCTTCGGTTGGGGATGGACGAAGCTCCATTCGACGCGGTATTTTCCGCGAGAGTTTTTAGGACTTCTTGCGCCTCGACTTCCTTCCTTTTCCACGACGACGAACCACCTTCCTCGGGCGGCGTCGTGGAATTCTTTTATGAGCTTTACTTTTGGGTCGAGGGCTAGGATACGCTTTGCGTAGGAACTTCTCGGCTCGGAGGATCCTTCGAGGGAAACTTTCTTCTCCGACGAGGAACGTGCATCTTGTACATCTGATCTCATTCGGTCCCTCCACGATCATCCGTCCAATCTTGCAGTGACAGACTGATGACGGGACATCTCTGGGAAAGCGGAGAGGTCTCGGCCAGCGTTTGACGAGCCTCGGTGTCCTGATCGCGATGTTGCCGAACGGCCATTCTTCGCGCTCATAGCCTCGGTCTATATTCCAGACCTCAGCCCACGTCGGCTTCATCTTGTAGATCTCGCCTGAAAAGAGATACACCTTATGGACGACTCGCTTCCCGGGAAATAGTTCTTGATGCGCTGTCTGATGATCCATTCTGGCTGTCTCCTGCGGAAGGAGAAGGAGCGGGGAAGTCTAGACCGCTCCTCTGGAGGAATATGAAAGCTCTGCTGGAAAC